TAGGCGTTTAACTACGTACAGGTCATGGTGGTATATAAGAACTGGGTCTTCATCTTCAATGGCTTTGTATACGCCGCCATTTCTGCCTCTAAAGTATGGTTTGGGAAACGGTGGTATTTTTGTGTTGTCTTCGATTTCTTCTTGTTCGGCTTCATCTGCCTCAACTTCTACAGGCTCTGGTACCGTGTTATCAGTTGCCTCAACAATCTTTTTTCCCAACGCTATCGGCCCAACTATCTTGCCTTTGTTTGGGCAACCATCACACCCGCCTGGATTCCATTTCTCAAACGTAGCGCATTTCTGAGGACCCCCTGTGTCCTGTGCTTTTTTTATCGTTGTCTGATAGTTGTAGTCTGGATGCCGCTCAGATATTTTATGGATAGCTTCATGCCTATCCTCGCAAGCCCACGCTACCGATAGCCCCGCTCTCCACAAGTTGTAGTCAACGGTGTCTTGTTCTGTAGCAATCTTGGCAATCTGAGCACAACCTTGGCCTTTTAAAGTCTTAGCAATAACAATCTTGAACCAATTTTCTTGGTTACCAGCCAACGCCTTAGTAAGTTCATTTTGCTCAAACCTGGGTATATCAAAGTTAGGTGGCGCAATTAGCACACCCAACAAATTTTTGAAGTCTTCGTAGCCTATCTCTGGCTCTAAGCTAAGTATTGTTATCGGGCGCTTGCCACCTTCTTTGAGGTTAAAGGTTTCTGGTACACGTAGTACAGATGAAGGATCTGATGTTCTAGAACGATCTTGATATAATTCATGCTCTTCGCACAAATATTTCAATCTCTCTGCTACTGGCACCCATTCGGTTTTGCTTATGGTTTCCTTGAGCCGCCAATAGACATGGATGCCCCGCCCAGAATTAACTAGAGTTGGCTTAGGTAGCTTTAGCTTTTTGCAAAACTCTTTTAGTGCGAGCAACGCCGAAGCCTGATCGGGATAGGGTTTTCCCTCTCCACAATCTAAGTCTATCCAGAATGCTTTTACGTACGTGGCGTTTGCAGTGGTGCGCCTAGTGGGTGTCTCATACTTAGCGCAAGCGTAATAAACCTCATAGCCTTCTTCAGTCAGGTACGCAAATTCAGCTTCGCACTCTTCTAAAGTCTGAAAAAATTTTTGGCGTGGTGGTTTATCTTTTTGGAGTCCGACCGTGCAGTACACTCCTTCTAGAGGTAGCACCGCCGACAGTAAGTCTGTAGTTGCCATAGCCGCCTTTGCACCGCAAAAAAGAAGGGCGTCAGGAGGGTGCGGCGTATCCCTCTTTTCGTTCCGTCGAACTAGACGCCCGGTAGACTAAACGCTATACCGTAGCTTTTCCAATGTAGCTTTTATTTTCTCTAAGTGTCTGTTCTGTGGAATAGCCTTGCCAGTAAACCACTTGTATATCGTCATCCTGCTTACTTTAAAAAAGTCTGAGACGTCATACACAGAGACATCATTAGAGATACAGTATCGCCCCAGCAGTACGCCGGGGTTGTCGATACTAGCTTCTTGGTTGGCCTTAACTATTTTGGCGCTGTACCCACGAGCGTCCATTAGTCATCCGTGGCCCATTGACCCATGATCGAGGCAAGATCGGGTTTAGGTGTAGGCTCTGAATTAGCTTTTTTAGACCTCTTGGTTGGCTCGGGCACAGAGGTTTCTGTTTGCTCTTGAGGCTCAGACTCCTCAGTTTTCTCGCTAACAGGTGCAGCTAATTTAGGTTTAGCCTTATCCGTATCATACGCAGTCATTACAACCGCCTGCTTAGCTTCCGTAGAACTGCCTTGTTGCTTTGCAATTTCCCATTGCTCACGGGTCAAGAACCCGACTGCACGGAACGTAAGCTTGGGCTGATCGCTATCCTCATCCATCTTCATTTCGGTAGCGATCATGTTTATGTTGTACCCCTGCGATGCTACGTACTTAGCGTACTGCTCAAACGGCATAGCATTTGTATTATCGCTTTTACCGAAGTACGACTTTGAAGGCAGCAGCAACTGATAAACACTGCCACCAACATCGTCGGCTAGAACAACTGCCAACCGTTTTTCAAACCTACACGCGCGACTATCTCCCTGTCCAGACCCTTTAATATTCATAGGGCAATCTTGGCAGTTAGAGTGTTGCGGCGTCTTTATGCTGGCATCAGGCTTTTCACCGTCATTAGACCAGCAGTCAGGTGGTGCAGCTTCCCCAGGAACATAAGCACCCGCATAAAACTTACGGGATACATACCGTGTGCCGTTTACAACAACAACATTCATAGCATCGGCATTGCTCTTGGTAATTTCTTCCCCATTCACAACCAGGCGAAAGCGCTTACCACGAATGGAAATTCTCTTTAGTCCAGTGTTTCCACCCAATGCTTTGGTCATGTCATCTAACTGTGCCTCTTTAGCATAGTCAGGGACGGCTTGTTGAAACAGACTAACTTCGTTTGCCATATGGCTCTCCTTTATTTACGACGGACGGTGATTGCGTATTCCCTATCAATGTTAAGACCCGCCGGTTTTAACTCAGGGTTTTCCTCTAAGAATTGCTTCATGTTTGTCTGATGTATACGCCGCTCTAACAATTCCATAGCCTCGTTCTCACGTATGAACTTGTGCATGGCTTCCCAATCGTTAGTCCAGAACTTCTGCTTTATAGTGCGGTATGCGGTGCCGTGTGCGGTACGTATGCTTTCGGCACCGGTCTCTTTACAGATATCAAGTATCTGTTGAGCCACTACTTGCATTTGTTCGTCGATATGGTTTATCTGCTGTTCCATATCGTGTCTGATGGCGTCTTTCTTATCGCGCATCTTGATGTATACAGCTACAAGCTGGTCTGCTGCTTCCATGTACTACTCCTTTCAAAGTCCGGGTCTGTGCCCGATAGATCAATTGTACCACTAAAATTGACTGTGTCAAGTACTAATTTCGTTCTGATACAAATCCACCAATTTTGTATGAAGGTCTAGCTTGTTCTGAAGCATGTTGTACAGGCGGTTCTCAACGGGGCTACCGGAGACGTGCACAACAGTCATGGGGTTCTTCTGCCCTTGTCTATGTATGCGTGCATTTGCTTGCAGGTATGTCTCTATTGAAGTTACGGGTGCGTACCATATCACAACATTTGCCGCTGTCAAAGTGACCCCATGTGATGCGGCTTGCGGCTGGATGATAAGCACCTTCGGGTCTTCGGCTTCTTGAAATCGTTTAAAAATTTCAGTGCGCTTCGTAACTGACACGTCGCCGTTAATTATTTCGGCAGTGATGCCATTCTTACTAAGATAGTTTTTTAGAAGTGTTATGGTGTGTGTAAACGGCACAAACACTAGCACCTTATGACTGGCTTCTTCTATGACTTCTTGTATGACACTTAGCCTATTAGAGACATCAAACTCTACCACGCTACCGTTGTCGGTATAGACTGCACCGCCTGATATCTGTAAAAGTTTGTTCAGGTTAGACGCTGCATTTATCGTGCTTACCTCTTCCCCTGCAGCTACAAGCAACATCTCTTTCTTTAGTATCTTGTAGTATTTTTCTTGCTGTGCTGTCAACGGTGCTATTCGATAGGTGTGTGTGATTTCTGGCAAGTCAATGCACTGTTCTTTTGTAAACCGAATGGCTGGCTGTAGCGTATCAAAAACTACTTTTTGCGCGTTTGGTTTGGGTATCCATTTAAACCTAGATATGTTCTGCATCACCATGTCACGAAACACACCAAAGAACTTAGGCCCGTTTTCTGGAACACACATCTTTGCTAAGCCAAAAGCATCGGTTGGGTTCTGCGCCGCAGGAGTACCAGTCATCATCCATAGCCACACATCCGGGCCGACTATTTTAGCCATAGCTTTCCAGCGTTTAGTCGTTACGTTTTTGTATGCATTAGCTTCGTCAATGATCACAAGATCAAATTTGCCGTTAGCCTTTATGTCATCTATCACAACTTCAACACCGTCATAGTTTATAACTACGAACTCGGCACTGTTTTTTATGATTTCTTTTCGTTTATTTCTAACACCATGCGCGATACCAACTGATCTGTGTAATGCGCACTTGAATAAATCTGACTGCCAAGAAGCTTGCATGATTGATAGAGGGCACACTATCAAAACGCGCCGTATGACCCCTATATTCATGAGGTAGTCTGCTGCCCATATTGCTGCCGCTGTCTTGCCTGTGCCCTGCTCGTTAAAACAAAAACTTCTTTTGTGCAGTGTAAAAAAAGATGCAGTGTCTTTTTGATGTTGCATCGGTGGGTACGCACCAGGCCAAGCATAGTCACGCACTATCGTAGACGGTACGTTTTTAATTTGTAGCTTACGCAATGTCTGGGCGGTGTCTAAATCCCAGTGCACTGCTATTTCGCTAACCTCTCCTTGCTTTACAACCCTACTCTTTTTTATGCTCTGCAAAATTCTATCTGGATATCTAGTTCGTATGAGCAAAGCTTTGTTATCAATAATTTCCATTATGTGTTTTTCTTAACAGAGCTATCTGAGTTTCGTTTAAAAGACCGGTTGTTACTTGCACTTACAATACGAATATTAGATTTGGAGTTTGTACCACCTTTGGATATGGGGCGCTTATGGTCAATATCCTTACCTTCTCTTGCGTCGGCTTTGCCGTTATTGTTTTTATCAGCGCCTTTTTTGTCCATGTAGTATCTAGCGCGTTCTCTGGTAGCACGAGACTTTTTTTCATCACGTGCTTGTTGTTGTTCCCATTCTTTTTTGTAGGGGCGTGGTTTGTTGACGTAGGGCATGATTGGCTCCTATGAAAGAAACTTTAATTTTACGTCAGTCCTTGATTTTGTAAAGAACCACGTTGCCTTGGCGTATCTTGTCCACTACTTGCCTCTTAACGAACTCGGTCAAGGCTCTGGACACGGCGTTTTCAGATGCTATGAAGTACTTGGATAGCTGCTTAACCGTGACCGGTCTCTTATGTTCTACTAGGTAGTCCCATACTTTGTCCTCAATTTTTCGCACTCTCGCACTCCTCTATGAGTTTATTCAGATACCACTGCGCCTTCTTGAGATCTTCTAGGGCATCACCTTTGTATCCTGTGCGGCTTAGATACTTGATAGCGGTTAGCCGCAGGTGCCCCTTAAACTCTTCCGGTGTGGACTTGGCTTTCATGTAGTCAATCGTCTCGATGCCACCAACTTTGTAGTGTGGTGGGTGGTTGACCGAATCTGAGATCAAATGGAATGGCGCGGTGGGATGTTTAGTCATTGTCATCGTCTTCTTTTTCCTC